AAAAATGGATAAACCAAATTATTATGCAGTAATAACTGCTGATGTTAGATACGATAAAAGACTTACATCTTTTGCTAAGTTGATCTTTGCAGAGATAACAGCATTAACAAATAAAGAAGGTTATTGTTGGGCAAACAATTTCTTTTTTGCAAAAAACTTTGAAACAACAGAAAGAACAGTCCAAAGAGCTTTGTCTACATTAGAACAATATGGATACATAAGAAAAGAGTTGTTAAATAACAATACTGAAAGAAAGCTATATATATGTGTGACAAAACAGTCAGAGGGGGTAGACAAAACTGTCACAGTAACCAATGACAAAAAGGTCATACATAATACTACAAGAGAGAATACTAAAAAAGAATATATATATAACAGAGATTTAATTGATTTTGAAAAGTTTTGGAAGGGCTTACATGGTAGAAAACTTCATAAACCTTCTGCTTTGAAAGCATATGCTCAGATAGATACCGAGTTGTCGGCAGAAGAGTTAGCTGAAAAATTTAACGAGCTGTTTCATTCTAGAGAAGAAAAGTTTGTTCCTTATCCTGTAAAATGGCTCAAGAACGAAGGATGGAATGATCAAATAAAAGAACAATCTTCTGGCAAGGCTTATATGTCAGACACGGGAGTTTATCGAGATGCTGATGGTTACATTATATCAAAAGAAGAATACGAACAACTTCACAAATAAGTTGAAAAACCTTTTCAGATTTTTTATAATATGGAGGAATCATGACTACAAACGAAGTACAAGATACTCTACTTTCAGATAAAGAGTTAGAGGTAAAAATAATTAGAGATGCATTACATATGCATAAGCTTTGGTTTAAAGATGGCAAAATAATGCCTCGTTATCTTAACAAGCTATTAGAGCTAATGGATAAATACGAAAACAAAGAAACTAAAATTTTAACTAAATACAATTTATCTGGAGATATTTATGACACAAGTAGTAGCGAGTAATACTGAGTTACAAGAGAACAATTATCCCAAACTAGCACCTATGCTAGAAAGATTAAGCAACATAAACCTTACAATACTTAAAGGCAGACTGGAAAGAGGTATGTATTTGTCTAAGATCAAAGTTGATAAAATTTATCAAGGTTATGATGGTTGGGTTCATACTTGGGCAGAGTTTTTAGATAACATTGGAATAGCAAGAGAGACAGCAAGGCAAGACATGGAAATCTATGCTGAATTTGCAAGTTATGTTCAAGCTAATCCTAAACTTGCAGAAAGCTTAACTTATGAAAGATTGGTTAGACTATTACCAGTAGTAAAATCTAATCCAGAGATAAAACCAGCAGTAATTGAAATGGCAGCTACAGCAAGTAGGTTTGATTTTGATAACAATGTAAAAGAATTAAAAGGGCAAACTCCAGATGATAAATGTGTTAATCCAAGCGATTGCACAAGTCCAAAAATAATCTTGGAGAGATGCCAAATATGTGGGGTGACTTATCGCAGGAAAGACTTGGAATAGAGGATTTGAAATGAACAATAAATTTATAGAAGAACATTCATTAGACTATGTAGATTTTATAAGAGGCAAACAGTGTTGTGTATCTGGCAATCATGTAGCAGATCCACATCATCTACATGCTATAGGCATGGGTGCAAACAGACAAAAGCCTAATGCCAGGCACTTCACTTGTGTGCCTTTAAGTAGAGATATGCATACAGAGTTACATCAAATAGGTATGCAAAGATTTCAAGACAAATACAAAGTTGATCTTTGGCAAGAAGCTTATTACTTTTTTATAAATTTCTTAGTACAAAAAGGAATTGTAGAATGAACACAACAGAGCAAAAGTTTTATGCACTATTAACATCTATAGAAGATAAGCTAAATACATTAATAGAACTACAAAAGCCAACCAAAACTATCACAAAAAAACCAGTTAAAAAGCCTGTTAAAAGAAAGAAAGCTTGACAATCGTTGCTTATTATCTAGTCTTATACAATATGGCTTTAAAAATATCAACAAAAAAACTCAAAGAACTAATAGTCAAGCATCATGGAATTGTGAAGAAAGTATGTGAAGCAGCAGAGATTTCAAGACAATCTTTCTATGATCGTTTAGAAAGACATCCTGACTTAAAGCAAATCTTAGCTGATGCAAGAGAAACAACTATAGATGTAGCTGAATCAAAACTGTTTAAGCTGATAGAAGAAGGTCATTATCCAAGTATAAGATTTTATTTAGAAACACAAGGTAAGCATAAGGGCTATACAGTAAAACAAGAAGTAACTAACACTCATACAATCAAAAACATTTTAGAAGTACCAGAGATGCAGAGTTATGAGCCAGACATTGATGAAATCAGAGAACACTAATGTTCTCTTTACACCAACAAAAAAACAGCTTGAGTTTTTAAAAGCAGGTCCAATATTTGAAGTAGCATATCTTGGTGGTGCAGGTAGTGGTAAATCATCTGTGCTTTTAGTTGATGCAGTTAGGCAAATGAATGAACCAGATGCAAAAGCAGTTGTATTTAGAAGAACGACTAAAGAATTACGACAATTAATTGATTATTCACAAATGTGGTATCCAAAACTAAATGGTAAATGGAATCAACACGGATCATTCTGGCAATTTCCTAGTGGTGGTAAAATATTTTTCTCTCACATGGAAACTGCACAGGACAAATATCAACATGATGGTCAAGAATATTCTGCTGGTGTTTTTTTTGATGAAATAACTTCTTTTGAAGAAGAGCAATACTTATATCTACATTCAAGATGTCGTACAACAAATCCTAAATTAGTTCCTAGAGTTAGATGCACAGGTACACCAGTTGGCAGATATGTTGACTGGGTTCGTAAAAGATTTGTAGAACCAGGTGCATACAAAATACACAAAGATTCAGAGACCCAACTTTCTCGTTTATATATTCCTGCAACATTAGATGATAATCCATATTTGAAAAATACTGATAAAGGATATGAAGCAAGACTTAAACAACAAGGAACAAAAGTTTACAATGCTTTAAGATATGGTGACTGGACAAAGATCGAAGGAGTTTGCTTTCCAGAACTTTCTCCACAAGTTCATCTAATTTCATCATATACACCAGAGAGTTCGGATGTAATTATTAGAGGTTTTGACTATGGATTTTCTGCACCATTCGCAACTGTTTGGATCGCCTTCACTAATGATAGAAGAATGATTGTTTTTAAAGAATATATTGGCACACCTGATGGTAGCAATAAAGGACTACAATTACCAGCTAATGAAGTTGCTAGAAATATAGCATCTATGGAAAAAGCATGGAACATGTTTCCAATGTATTGTCCTTCAGATGTATCTATGTGGAACAGACACAATACTGGTCAATCGATTGCAGAAATATTTGAATCGGAAGGACTAACAATGCACAGAGCAAACAACGATAGAATATATGGAACACAACAATTACATATGAGATTGGCAGATCAACAAGATACGGGAAAGCCAAGTTTGTTTATAACTGAAGACTGCCCTTTAACATTCAAGGCTTTACAACAAGTTGGCATTGATAAAAGAAACATTGAAACTTATGATACTACTGGATTTGACCACCCAGTAGATGCTTTAAGGTATGGAATAGTAGAAATACCAGTTGGCGAAGGAGCAGATAGTACCCCAGTAGAAACATTTGGCGATAGAATATCTTCTAATATGCCTTTTTAACCTTTACTTTCAGGTACAATTAAAATAAACTATTGTGTAATGGCTTTACTTGACAAGATTACAAAATTATTTCAACCACAAGAACAACCTAAAGTAAGATTAGGCGAACTTGCTAGTTCAGAATCAAAACTAGCTTATAAAACAGGAATTATACCATACAACCCAGATACATTAGTATCAAGAAAGGGTATGCAAATATATGACCAGATGAGAATTGATGATATGGTTAAGTCTTCATTAAGCCTTAAAAAATTTGCAACATTAGCACCTAATTTTAAAATTGTACCTGCATCAGACAGCACTTCAGACAGAGAGGTTGCAGACTTTGTTAATTATACAATAATGGAAATGGAAGGCTCTATGAATGATGCCTTATTTCAAATTATGTCAGCTTTAGACTATGGTTATTCTATAACAGAAATAAATTACAAACTTTATGAATCTGGACCTTATGCTAACAAAGTAGGTCTTAAAAATTTGAAAACAAAAAGACCACATTGGTACGAATTTAAAGTAGATAAATTTAGCAATTTAAAGAAAAGAGGAATAATTTATACATATGAAGGATTAGAACAGAAATTACCAACTAACAAATTTTTAATATTTAGTTATAACAAAGAGTTTGGTAATCATTATGGACAGTCAGACCTTAGAGCAGCTTATAGAGCTTTTTGGTCTAAAGACACAATTATAAAGTTTTGGAATATTTATTTAGAAAGATTTGCTAATCCAACTGTGTTAGGTAAATATAGAAACAATGACCCAAATACAACTGTTAATTTAAGAAACATACTTGATAATCTAACTGCAAAAACATCTATTACACATAGAATTGATGAATTCGACATTAGTTTCTTAGAGCCATCAAGGAGTTCAACTGATGACTTTAAAACTGCAATTAATTATTATGATAAATCTATTGCTCGTTCTATTCTTATCCCTGATAGGCTAGTAGCCGAAGGACAGTTCGGAGCTTACTCACAAGCAAAAGTGCATTTTGATGTTTTCTTATATGTTCTTGGAAAGCTTAGACAAGACTTAGAAGAAATCGTTATGCAAGAACAATTAATCAAAAACATAGTTCAAATAAACTACGGCAATGTAGCATTACCTAAGTTTCAATTTAATCCAATGACTGATGACCAAAAACTAGAACTCAATCAGTTATTCGTAGATGCAGTATCTAAAGGTGTAGTTCAAGCAACAGCACTAGACCAAAATGCTATAAGAGAAAACCTACATTTTCCAACAGTAGATTCTATAAAAGATCCAGCTCCTCAAGAAGGTTTAGGAGAAGAGCCAATTACCGAAGATGATGATCTTGAAGATTCTGAAGAAGTGATTATCTCTAATAATAGTCAGGTAGATTTAAGACCTACCGAAGCTATGGCTAAAGAAGGAGAGAAAGCACTAAAATGGAGAAAGGAGTTTGGAAGGGGTGGAACTGCCGTTGGGATAGCTCGAGCGACACAATTAAAAAACAGAGAGAACTTGTCGCCAAGTACAGTCAAGCGAATGCACAGTTTCTTTTCCCGACACGAAGTAGACAAAAAAGCACAAGGATTCAGACCAGG